CGTCTAGCCATATCTTGACGGGTTGAAACTGCATGAGGTCACGGTCAGCAAGTGCCAGGTTGAACCACTTACGCGCAGGCGAACTCATGCCAGCCATCATTCCAGCGGCAAGAACTCCGAGAGCTCGGGTTCCAGTAGAATCGTAAATGTCGAGGTTTCTTCTTTCACCCCGGTTACGATCCTCGAGAAAGTATCTGCCGGACCTGGGTAACAAGTTATCGGTCAGGTCTTTCCAATGAGAAACGTAACTCTCACGTTCAAGTTTTAAGCGCCCTAGTCGTTGTGTGTATCTAGCTTTTCTTTTTACTTCTACTAATGTTTCAGCCATCGTGCCTCCATGCACTTAGACCAACCTCGATCCTCCAAGGTTGAGTTCTTCATCGGCAACCCCTTGACTTCCTGTCAAGAGGGTGTTAGGTGTTGCTGGACCACTTCTTAATTTTGAAGACTTAATCATGTTCGCTGTTTCTTTATCCGCCTGCTTTGAAACCTGATCGACCTTAGACTGTGGCAAAGCCCCCATACTTGGCATTTTTGGTTTTGGTGCAGTTGCCGCTTGGTATACACTTAAACCTGTACCAACTACAGCCGCCCCTGCCATCACTGCCGTGCCTGTCATACGCTTACCTCCTCGCATAGCCAAGAATTTGTTAATAATCTGATCTTCTGGTTTGTTATCTGATCTATGACCTCCCCAAGATGCATAGGGTCAACAGGTCTTGGGTTTGGCCCCCAGTCTTCTGCAACCGGGCCTGCGGCTTCAATCCCATTAAGATTTACTTTGCCAATAGACCCAACCATCGGGCCAAACATCACCATGCGCCGCGCTTTGACATTCCTAAGAGCTTCGATCCTCCATTTGTACCGAGACTCTTCTACCGCTACTCCGGCAATCACGTTATAAGGCCACTTAATTAAGCCTCTAGCAGACAATGATTCCATGCGTTCAACGCGCTTCGTCATTACTTCAAACTCATGCCAATGAGCTTGCTCCATTATTTCAAAAACACTTTGGATAAACTCAAGCCGTACAGCCTCATGGAACAAGTCGCTTCCCGCTGCAACCATGTAGGCAGCAGGGGTCTTATTCTCTAAAGGTTCCAGTATCCTGGCGTCATGCGTTTTAGGATGGTAGTCCGCTTTAAGTTTTTGAGACTCCCAGTAAGTTGGGCAGTTATCGCAACCAGGGCTCAATCTTTCGCATCCCGTAACAATGCTCCAAGCGATAGCTTTCATATTGCCCACGCCTTGTATATGTGAGGACGCATCGAAAGCACCAGCCCATCTTTACCGGGAGAAAATATCGACCCCTTTGTAAATGATTCGATGCCCACCGTTACCCCGTTGGAAAAACGTCCAGCAATTGGGTCAAGCGGGTTGGCTTTCATGGTCACAACATCCCCAGGCATTAATAGCCCAGGGTCGGTTTCTTTCATCCCATACTTGGTCGTTATTTCTTCCACAGTTTCCGCCACCGAACCTTGAGCAAACTCTTTTAACAACTTAAACGCCTTGGACCTGCCCTGGTATCGGCCACGAAACCACGCGCTTACATCTACCTCTGTTATTGACTTGACCGAGTCAGCTACAAACATGCAGCAATCATTGGAACCCCACTTAAAAGGAGTTTGCAGTTTTGCTGCAAATAATTCTGATAGCTTGTCTTCCCAATTCATTACCCGGTTCATTGCTTTAGCTACCCAATATTGTCTTGCCGGTTGACAATGATGCATCGCCAACACCTTGCAAGCCAGTCAGTAAAGTTCCACCTGTCCCTCCGCCAACTGATCCAGTTTCTGCTTCACTCGCACCACGCACTCCGCCTTGTTTCTGCTTTGCCGCTTTTAAAGGTTGCTTCTTTTTCTGCGGTTCTACCGGCGCGGTATATGCAGGCGTAGGTGCGGGGCCTGACCCACACATTAAAAAAGGTAAAAGGTTTAACATTGTCGAGTCTCCATTATCGTTTCCTTGCAAAAGGGTCGTAGTTCCTGCGCTTGGTTGCCATCTCATTTCTATGTTTGTTCATGCCTTTAGGTGCTACCGGGTAAGCAAACGTAAGTGCCAGGGCATCTCCTAAGTCTGGGGACGCCAGACCACGCTTCTTCATATCTTCCTTCTTCTCTAATTGGATTTTGTTGCTTGGAGTGAACCCATACTCAACACCGATAAGGTCGTCCACTAATTCATTGTTGGTAGGAATTGCGCCACCGTCTAACCACTCGCGCATGTTGCCCCACATCTCTGCCCGTTTGTTTTGGAACCTGGCATCTTCTGCCTTCGAGCCAAAGTTGACTTCTATAACAGGGACATGCAACTGTCGGAGTCTGTCAACAACACCTCCGCCAACACCCCCACCGTCTACGAAAACTGCATCGGCTTGGTGAGTTCGCACTGCCTCGGATACATAAGATGCAAGTTGCATCGTATCGACGCCCCGGTAAGTCTGCCAATCAATGGTCCTGGCATCCCGTCCTCTCCTAAAGCCAATGACACTTTGGTCGTCACCAAACCGGGCAACGTCCACGGCAATAATTAAAGGTTCTTCCAGGTAGCATTTAGCTTCTCTTTGTTGTGCGGCTTCCACCAGGTCGCCGGAGATAAACTGCATGGATGAAGCGGATGGAAATAAACCACGGATGCGGACCTTCACGAAATCGGACTGCTCCCCGAAATCCTGGACCCACTCCTCCAGCTTGCGTTTGTCTGTCATCTTGCAAGTGCGAGAGTCTATCTGCTTGGTATGCCATCGATGCTTAAACTTGCCAAAACATTCTCTGAACCTTCCAGTGTTCCTGGTAGGGTTGCCAAAGGTAAACCACATAGCTCCGGGAGTCGTCATCGCACCTTCTGAAACTTCATAAATACAGTCTGGGATAGAGGAAGCCTCATCGTAAATAACCAAAACTTCCCCATGCTGACCCGCAAATGCTTCCGAGTTTCTTTCACTCCATGGAATCGCAGACACATACCAGGTTTCGGGTGAGCTAACGTGATAGAACTTGGTAGCCGTCCACTCAAACCATGACTTGATGATGGATCTCGAGTGCCAGAGTGCAAGCTCTCTCCAGGTCTTCGTTTCAAGTTGCTGCTTAGTATTGGCTGTGACCACGCCATTGAGGTTTTTGCGACAAGCCATTTGGTGGAGGAGTAACCAGGCTGTCAAAGCACCTTTCCCAATACCGTGGCCACTAGCCGTAGCTGCTTGGTATGCTCTTCCTTCACCTTCCCGGATATGTCTCCCGACATCTTCCAGCAACTCTGCCTGCCAGGTATCCGGTCCAGTTTGCCCTTCCAAATCACCTTCGCCCCAGGGGAAGATGTACTTCACAAAACCCAAAGGATCGTCATGGAAGGACGCAATGTCCTCGACAAGATGATCCGCTGCTGTTTTTGTGGTCGCTACTGTCATTCTTTTATCTCATCCCTGTTAGCCCGTCTTCGGGCCGCGTTAATGTCTAAAATGTTAACGTGCATGTTCGCAATATTGTTTGTTGTCCCTTCAGGTTTCACCAGGTTGTGCCGGTCGTACTCCATCTTCAAAGCCTGGAGCTTCGGGTGCATTTTCAATTTCAACGCAAGACCACCCCCCTCGGGCAATTGATAGGTAGTTACCTCCGAGGCTGCTCTCCAAAACTCCTCCGGGATCTCATCCGGTGACTTGAAACTAAACTCGCCTGTATCGGGATCGTATTTCATGCCGTCCATAATGTTCGATGTTGCTATTGCCTTAACCTCACGCATAACGCGTTCAGCCGTAAGTCCAACCTTTTCCTCGAGCTTCTCCAGCTTCTTGTCAATAAGTTCGCGAATCCTAACATTCCCTAACAGTCGTGGACCTTGAACATCAGCCGTTTTTGCACTGTACCCAGCGCGAATCGCTGCTTGAGTCGCATTCTTATCAACAACATACTCAGCAATAAACAGCCGTTGCTTCGGTGGTAACTTGTTCATAGTTTAATATCCCGGTTTTGGCTTCCGAGGCTTGTTGGTTTTTCTTGGTTTGGGTTTAACTGGTGGACGTCCGCGCTTGCTTCCATACGTTCCTGGGCCTTGTGGCATCTTATTTCTCCTTATAAAACGGGTAAACGTATACAGGCGTTCCAGGGCCCACATACGCTCCTTCTATGTTAAAATCAAAATACTCTTGCGCTTCTTCGCTTGTCATGCCGTCACGTTCCATCAAAACATTTAATATTTTTTCTACGCTGTAAACCAAGACTTCATGAGGCTGGTCCGCCCATCGGTCTACTACCATCTGGCCTAATAGCGCATCCTCGAGGCCATCAGCTTTCAACATTTCAATCTCTTGGTTCATACGTTTTCTTCCCAACCCATCGCCAAGTTGGATCGCCCGGCAACTGGTAAGCTACTGGTTGGTTTTTGGTAATGTATTCATGTGCGAAATAGCCCACATGCGTTATCCACTTCAACTCTTCATGCTCTGCTTCAACAACCGTCTTGCAAGCCTCACTTTCGCGCCAATCCAAAATCTCAAACTTAAAACGTATACTTGGAAATGTAACGACCATCGAACGATCTCTTTCTGGAGTCCACTTGAGCATCTTTTCAAAGTCAGGAACCTTTGGGATCTCTTGGGCCATCACTGTTATAGTCAGAGCCAGGGCGGCCATAAAAATGCCGACCATAAAACCCTTCCTGATACCTGGATACTTCATAACGTGGTGGCCTCAACTCTGTTTTAATCAATTTCCCGTTAGCGTCGTATGTTTTACATTCGTAGAAAGGAACTGCCTCTTTTTTGGGAGTGCTTTCTTTCTTTCTTTTAGGTTTTAAGTGAACAAAATATTCCCTGCATTCAACCAAGTGATCGTCGCCGACGGGCTCCATTACTCATTAATGACTGTAATCTGGTTTTGATACTTGAGTCGGGTGCGCTTTTCTAATACCC